GTATCACAATCAGCTCTGCATCTGGTGCAGCTGCTTTTAATGATTTAATTCTTTCTTCAACTGTGTATGGATTTTTCTTATCAACCTTCGTATCCCTTATTGCTATTAGAATGTTCTTTCCTTCTTTCCGGACAACATCAAACAAAGAAAGATGCCCATCATGAGGAGGAATACATTGCCAACGACCGATAAATAATGAATATGCTTTTTTCTCTTTCTGAAATAACCTGGTAACTGTATCAGCACATTCCTCAAAAGCACCATCTCGCTCATTATCAACAATAATAGCATTTTCAGGTTCCTCATAAAAATGGTTTTCCCTTTCTGGTACTGCTCTTTTTACCCTAACCCATATTGGATTACATATCTCATCTATTGTTTCCCGTACATCTTTTAATGGAGCTATTAAAGAAACAATAACATTCATTTGTTTAGACATTTCTTTTGCTAATCTTGCTACTCTTAAATTATGCCTACATCTATCTTGACGACTAAAACCTTCTCCAACTGATATAGATTTTCTCATTCCATCTCCATCAAGAACTATTGCATTAACAAAGTTCACAACTTTATTAGCTATGCTTGTTTTTCCACATCCACTTGGTCCAGTCAACCATACAATCTTATTCTTCATTATCATTTCCTTCTTTTGCTTTTCCTATAATAAATAATCTGGCAAACCAATAATGCCAGTTATAATACAATAATGTATTTATGATATTCCATACTAATGATGTACCTATTGCCCATTGCCAACGTCCTGTTAGTAACCAAAAGAATAAAGATTGTATCAATATGACATGAATTCTATAAAATAACCCACTTATTCCTAATAGTTTTATATTGATACTTCTCAACTTTTTAGCTTTTTTGGCAATCTTATCATTACCATTTAATACAGTCAATATAAAAATAGATCCTAATAACAAGCCCACAGATATACTAATGATAATTATTAAAACAATCATTCTCTGTTCCTATCTTCTGCTCTGATTATTCTATCCTCTTCCTCTTTTAATCTTATAGCCTCCTCTTCTGAAGCAGCTATATCTAATTCAGCTTGTTCTTCATCAAACTCATCTTGGCGTTCTTTTGCTTGTTCCATTATATTTTTGATTTCATCTTCATCCATTCCCATAAACATCTTTAATAATACTTCTGGTGGGTTTAACTGATCAACATTTCCACCTACATATTTAGATAATGCTTCCATATAAGCTTTTAATACTGATGCTTTATCTAATTCTGATGGAGCACTGAGGTCTTCCCATTCAACATCATACTGAACAGGTTCAGGTAATACACCAAAAGCAATCAATCTATCAATCACTGTTCTTACTATATATGGAGTAATGTATTTATTCTGTCTCCTTTTAACTCTTTTATTCCAACTCTCTGTATCATTGATTGATGCAAGTTTTGCTTGTTCTGCTCCCATAAATATTCGTTTAGGAATTCCCATTGCAATTGCTATGATTTCAAGCTGGACTTCAATATGAGCTTTAGGGTCTGCCACTTGCGGTGTAAGGCTGTTTACTTTTATACCTTGTAAACGTATATATCTTTGTAAACCATTGGAGAAATCAGCTACAGTAGTTCTCAGGGTAGTTTTTTCAGCTGTTGTCATTGCTTTAGCACTTGGATCCATTTCAAAAGCATATCCTGGGAAACCACCCTTCCAGAACATCTCTGCAGAACCCCCTGTTATCTTTCTTAAATCATATAACCGATTAAATAACGTTTGCATTCTAGGAACCCCAAATACTTCTGAGCTTTTTCTATTATCAGCTATATGAATAACTCTAGTCCAATGAACTTTTAATTCTTTACCTGTATCTTCAGTTATATCAGTAGCAGTAGCATCCTCAAACTTTAAACTATACATTACAGGCATTCCATACCTGGGATTAGTCATATCCTTTTCTGATTCTTTTATACTTACACTAGATTCATCAAAAGCCCTTAAATACATCAATTCATATTTACCTACTTTATTTGTTGATTGTCCTTTTTCATCTATCCCATCAACAGGTTTACTTAAATCTTCTCCATCACTTAAACCCAATAACAAAATCCCATAACTCCCAATTCCACTAAGTTCATCTATTCTTGCCATATATGAAAATAATTGTTTTTCTCTTTCCAGTATTTTCCAGGCTTCTTCAAATTCAGTATCTTCAGGTTTATCATCTTCCATTATCTTTGGATCTTCTGCCCATGATTCTTGTGGGAATATAGAAACTATCCTTGTTGCAATACCTTCCCTATCATACATTATTTTATATTGTACATTTGTTATGTTTTTAGGATAACCACATTCATCATCAATATCCCTTCTAGGGTCTATTAGTTTATTCAATAATGTTGATCGTGTAATACTCTCATTAAAAGCTAAATCAAACATTTTAGCTTTATCAAATTCATTTAATATCACTTCCTTTGATTTCTTTTTAATACCTTTTAGTTTTACCATGTCCCGACCCTTCCTTGTTCTGTGAATGTTAATAAAGTAAATGCTCCACTGGAAGCATCTACCTGATCTTTATATTTACTATTTGGAAACATTTTTAATTCATTTATATATGCTTTGTTCCATTCCCCCTGTGCCATATATACATTCTTTATATTTACTTGAGAAGAAAATGGCATTGCTCTTACTTCTTTACTACCTGAACCAGATGCTGGAAATGCTTCTACATTATAACCAGCTAAATTCTTAACCGTATTCTGTGCTGATTCTTTTCCTCCTGATCCTGGTTCTTGTTCTAATCCTATCTTAACATTTAATCCATCCATTTGTGCTGTTTGTTTTATAATCTCTTCTCTCTCACCTGTGTCCCATTGGCCTCTTACTACATCTAATATCCAAAAATGATTTTGAATGTCTTTACCCATCAACGTTCCAACAGTAAAAGCCCCACCTCCTTCTGTTCCTGCTTTATCCCAAAACCTAACTGTTTCAATCCAATCGTTCTTACTTATTGGTGGTGCATCTATTCTTATGCGTTCTATTTTAAACATACCCCCTTCTATAGGTACAGGTGATTGTAGAAACTGTCCTGCATAACCGTACTCACCTAATTTATCTCTAGCTTCATTTAATACAGACCTGGATAATCTTATTGGGTCTAATAATTTATATCCTTTTTTATCTGGATCATCTACATATCTTTTTCTTAATGATCTTGGTCTTACTGTTTTTTCATTTTTAACCCATATCTCAGCAGGAAGATTTATATGTTTTACTTTTGTTTCTTTTTGATTAAGCATATTAGCAGTAGGGTCATCTTCATCAAGTCTTTGCATTATTAATATTGTTGCTGTCACATCTTTATCTACTTTTCTTGTTGATAATGATTCTTTAATCCATGTATTTGCATTTTTTAATTCTACATCAGAAGATGCTTCTAATGGATTTAGTGGATCATCTATTGGTAGAAAATGTGCGTGCATACCCATTACAGCACCACCAGTGGAAGTGGAATATCTGAAACCCCCATCCATATTAGCAAAATGTCCTTTTACATCTTGATCTTTAGCAAATTGAATAGGAAACATCTCTCTGTACTTATCTGATTTAATAACATTACGACAACGCCTAGACAAATCTAATGATAATGCAGCTGCATAAGAACCACAAATACATCTAGCTGAAGGCATTCTTATCCACACCCAGGCAGGAAACATTATAGAACAAATAGTTGATTTAGTTGATCCTGGTGGGACATTAATAACAAGATCATATTTTTTTGGTTTACCGGCAAATACTCTTTCTGCTACTATTTGCATTTCATCACATATATATTCTATATGCCAATTGTATATTGGTTCTTCTGGTACAACTGTATCCCATAAATATTTTAAAAACTCATAAAATGAATCTTCCAGTATGGATTTCTGGAGTAATGATTTACTGATCATTGGGGCTTCAGCTATGCTCATTTAATCTTTTCCATCTTCCTGTTCTTCCATTTCCTTTAACATTTGTTTCCTAACTTCCAAGGGAATGTTTTTCAACCTATCTATTGACATAACGTTTTCGTTTTTTAGTTGAATAGGTTTATCACCCCCTTGGAGAGTTAGTTCTTTTTTATTCTTATATCCTTTTTTATCAGAATCTGGGTGATTTGTTAATGTAAATTGTGCTGCTTTGAGTGCTGTGGGGAAATGAAGTCTTTGTGTCATCATCTCCAGGTTAGTCTCTTCTGCAATGTCCACCACACGCTCTCGTTCTTCACGTAAGGCCTCTTTAACATAATCAGGTGCTCTAAGCTTGAAATAAACATTAAGCGTTGTATATGGCTTGTGGAGTTTTTCTGCAATTAACCCTATACTTCCAAAAGTATCTGGTATTGCTTTCAGAACCATTTTATGTTGAAGCTTTGTACTGTATCGTTTTTTCTTCTTCTTGGGTTCTGTTTTTCTTTTTCTTGCCCTTGATTGCAACTCTTTCAACTCTTCCCCTTAAATGGAATATATAAATAATAGTCTTATTGTATGTTATTATTACTTATAAAAGAGGAATTGTAAAGTAAAAAGTTAAAAAACTTTCATTTTTCACACTCTATTTTACACAATTTTATATTTTTACCTATTAAGAAATATATATAATATATTTCTTTTACGTTAATACTTATGGTTTCATTACTACTTCATTACAATAACACTTCTTTAGTTTCTTGAACTCTGGACATCTTTTCTCTTTACATAGATCAGACTCCTTATCTCCTTTTTCACATCTTCTTCCCATGAAGTATGATTCTTTTAAATACTTGCACATGTTTCTGAATTTTATAAATGTTATTTGTCTTGTTTTCATTCTTTATTCCTTTTCATTTAATCTTTCTAAATCCACTACTGTTCATAAGTGGATTTTTTATACTCATTTATCCTGTCCTTATTTTTATCCAAACAACCATCGCATATTATAATCTCTATCCCAAACGGGTCAATAAGCATATCGTACAATTTTGACCCAAATGAAATAGTTCCAACAAAGCAAAGACCATCGTGTGGAGGATCCCACGGAGTAGTATCGTGCATAGCAGATTCCATATCCTTTCCACAACAAAAACATTTACTATCAACCATATTATTTTTTTTCATTTTTTCCTTTCAACTCTTAATAAAATTTTATTATGTAAATGGTTTCTGTTTACGGGGGTTCCTTCTCATATTCTATACATGGATCACCACCTGGTTTATGTGAATCCATCTTTCTTATGTATGGTTCTGGATCTTCTGGTATTACATCATCTTCTGGTTCAAGTTCTTTTCCTCCATAGTTATCATTATAGACTTCATTAGTTGCTCCTGTTCTCATTACTGCACCTATGAGATATATTAAGGCCTTTACCATTCACTGACCTCATTTAATACTTCATTCAGATTTTCGTTTTCTTTCTTTAGTCT